CGTAATCGTGGCGGTTTAAAGGTTTGTTTTGTACTTTAAACCCCGTATTCGTCATAACCAACTTACTCATAGGTATCAAAGGTTGTACAGGTTCTTTCCTGTAATCAGGATAAGTTTCATTTGTACGCTTCTTCATTACCCGTATCTTTCCTTCTTTCCAATGCTTGTAGGCTCTATTTAGCCCCCTTTGGGTCTCTTCTGTTAGGGGCGCAGTACCCTCACGGAAGATGTAAAAGAACAATCGGTCAGATATACCTGCTAATTCACAGAAGTTTTTGATAGAAATGCCCCTGTCTTTGTCTTCTAAAAACAATTTCATCTCTACCATAAGTTGTTTCTTACTGAGGTTTTGTATCATTTCATTCTTCACAGGTTAATGACTAGACCCGTACATCCCTATCATTTTTAAATAATTGGAAACATTTTTTCCAACTGCAATTTGTTCAGGGGTGTATTCATCTTGTTTTGTTGACATCATCCTGGTAAGGCGTTGCGCTATCAATCTAGGTTGCACTTGTTCTGCCCATGCTATTGTTGCCAGTGCTGAAGCAATGACCCTGTCGTCTTTGCCACGACCAGGCGCACCTATGAATCCATTTTCACGAACAATGCCTTTCATCTCTTCTAAGGTGTCCATGCTGAATATACCCATCATGCCACGTTCAAAATAATCTTTCATGTAAGAGAGCATACGTTCTTTGGAAGAGCTTGTGGTCACAAATCCTATGGAGTTGGACAGACCACCCATAGAGTCTAAACGCCTCCAGATGTAATTAGACATAGAGCCAAGTACGTCCATGAGTCCACGACCAGTGCCTCCTTCCATAGCAGAAGCTAAACGTTTTAAGTTTCTGAGTTCGTTGATTACGGCTTGTCCTGGTCCGTTGACTTCGAGGTTAAGAGTCGAGTTTTTGTATGCTCCAGCAAGGTGAGCAATGACCCAAGCGAACTGGTAAGTGTTAAGCTCCGATGTGGCGAACTCAGCAACTTGGTCAAGTCCGTCTGCATAGACTCTAAAGACTTGTATGCAAAATCTGTCAGCCCAGTCTGAGCTGCCGTAAGCTGGGTCTGCCCCGATAACGTAGAAGGCGGTATCAACGGGTTGTTGCCATATCCGTAGCGTTGCCAAACGGTCTGTGGACGGTATGCACTCTGTGTCTTGGAAGAGTTGTCCAAAGGCGTATCTGAAGCACTCATAGTCTTTTCCTTTCGCAATTTTGGCTGCGTCTGTGCAGCGTGAGTTAGAGAAGAAGCTAGTACCTGTCATCACAAAAGCGTAGTCTTCTGTAGGTGGGAACTCTTGGTACATCAGGGTTTCATCCTTAATACCTTCATACATTTTCCACCTCCACCACGCCATTTGTCTAGAGTTTATCTCGACACCGTAGAGTTTTTTAATATCTTTAACCCATTCTTTTTCTTCAGGCTTGAGTTTTCCGTCCCAGTAGACTTTGTATTCTTTTGTCTCAGGACCTAGAGAATAATATTCGTTTCTCCACCAGCCACAAAATATTGCACGTTGTGTACGGGCTTTTTTAGCCGTTTTGTACATATCGTGAAACATATTAAAACCTTGGGCTGTGCTCTCAAACATATACAGGCGTTCAGGATTCTTTTCAGCTAAAGAGGCAATCAAAGATGCGAGTCCTTCTTCATTGCCCCAAGACGCTGTCTCAGTGCCGTGTAAGTAAGTGATAGCTTTACCTTGACCAAGTCTAGATTTGTTACCAGCGATTTGATAAAAGATTCTGGACCTGTTTTTGAGGACCATTTGATTGCGGTTGTGAGCAACCAAAGGAATCTTGTACTCCTTGGGTAAACCGTCAATATACATTCCCAGAGTTGACCGGAACATATCTCTGTTTTCTTCAGTATCGGCAACAAGAGTGCCCTGCCAACCAGGATGAGTAAATTGCCAATACAAATCAAGGGCAAGGCTAATAGTAGTAATACCCAGCTGACGACCTTTAAGAATAACAAAGAAATGTACATCCTCATTAAGTCCTTTTTGTATTTCTTCCATAACATAGGTTTGAGTCCCCAGGAGCTTACCCATTTTCTTGAGACCTTCTTCTTTTGTCTCAATTTTAAGTTCACTACAGAACTTGTAGAACTGCTGCAGATTGAAGTTCATGTAATTCCCAGTAGTTGTATGTTTTTAATCCGTCACCTATATCTGCTATGACTTTAGCGTGTTTAGGGATTTTCTTGCCGTGTTGTTGATAATGAAACGCAAGTGTTGTTGTGTAGTTAACTGTTGGTCTTAAAGACCTAGCCGTCTGTATACCAAACTGTTGGATGGCTTGCCAAAGCACTTTGTCATCTACCGCACACATATTCAAGTCTTTGAACATCCAGGTTGACAAGATGCCAAACACATTACGCTTGAACAAGAAACAGTTGGTGTCATTAAATGTCCAGCCATCTGACTCTATACACTCAGCCAAAAACTTACCCGAGCTTGTGTAGAGCTTTCTAGGGCAAGTGATGATGTCTCTGCCTGACTCCTTCATTACACCTACCATAGTTCTTATATGGTCTTTGTGATACCAACAATCTGCGTCCAGGTAAGCTACAGCATCAAAACCTTGTGCCCATGCAACAGCAGTAGCAACACCCCTGGGAGTGTCTCCAAAGTCTCTGCAGGGCGGTAATGATATGTGGGTAAAGTTAGCAGTGTAATCATCCATGTCATCAAAAGGATTTCCATCCGCAACTACAAAGTGATGTATGTCTTTGTATGTTTGTTTTTCTACGCTCTTAATACATTGATTGAGAGTAAATATACTTTCGTTGTAATAAGGCGTTATGACTGCTACTCTCATAATTTATCTAAATCCCACTTGGATATAACTTCTGCAGCATCTCTGTTTTTGGCACATCTGATAAGTTCGTTATAAACAACTTCAGAATATTTCTCTTTCCATTCTTTTACCAAATACCTTTTAGACCCAGGACTAATGCAAGACAACGCTCTTTGCATCTCCCGCTTGAGTCTCAGTCTTGAGTTGTACAGACGCATCTGTGTATCCTCTGTTGTATCCATATGCCAACGCTTTCCCCATATTGTTAATCAACGCTATCCTGTGATTCTCAGAGGTGAGCAAAGCCTCTACCAACAGATGGCAGTGCTCTCTTAACTCATCCTCATTCATCCACAGTAGTTCTATCATTTCACTCTTTGTATCCGTAATGTTTAAACAGATAAAAATACATTAATTTCTCCCACCTCATGTCAGGTTCATCTTGATGCCAGTCGTAACAACACTCTGCCATTCTTATCCAGTAAGTAGGTCCAAACAACTTTTTTTTCACGCTATTCTCCACACCCTCAGTAACTCACCCTCTGACTTGCTAGAGAACTTAAACCCTAACTTCTTACTAGCCCTGTAATTGGCATTAAGAACCTTAGCTCTCGCAACCACCGGCACAGTAAAACTATCCCCCACCTCCATACTCTCATACGGATATGCGTACACCACCCTTGGACTGGGTAACAACATACCCTTTTGTATTTCTAATATCTCCATATAATCACCTCTACCTATAACTTAATAATACCATAATCTAAAGGAGTAAGCAATGATTAGGACATTTAACGAATACCACCTGGGAGATAACCTCATCCACTTAAACTATCTACGCAAACTAGGACTACCCGCTACCCACTACTGCCATCAGCACTATCACGACCAGCTGCTCCCCCTAATTGAAGACACAGACATTGTCCTCATAGACCTACCCGCTAAACCTACAGACGCTATCAACGCCTGGATAGGCGCAAACAACACCTTCCAAACAAGACCCCCAGGCACAACCTGGTCAGAGTTCTACACCCATTGGTTTAGCAAGATGTCTGAACAACTGAGCGTAGATAACCCCATCAAAAACAAAGACGACTTCCTCTTTGACTACCCAGAACTACAAAGAAAAGAATACCCACAATACGACTATCTAATCATCAATAGCGTACCCATGTCAGGTCAACTACCCGACTACAACCCCTGGTTCTTTGAAAAACTCATCAAAAAGTATTTAGAAGAAGGCTCAACAGTCATCACCACCCTACCCACAGGGCAATGCCAAAGCACCATAGAACTCAACATGTCCGTCACAGATATAGGTGCTCTAGCCAAATCCTGCAAAGCCATCACAGCCGTAGAAACAGGACCACTGTGGACAACCTACAACCCATACGCAAAACACCCAGCCAGAACCGTGTTCACCCAAACACACACAATAGACCTGCTCAACACAACAACATACCCAACCCTACCAAATATGTAAATTTTTTTATGGGGGGGGACAAGTGGGGGGCACGCACACAACGCTACTCAGTCCCATTCAGTCTCCACGCACTCGCATGGTGATGACTACGCAATGATGACTAGGGGACA